CACAACAGAAAATCTTTTTATCACTTTGTTGCCAGGTAATTCTTTATATGGTCGTGCTGGGTCAGGCACAAAAGATTTAGCGTTCTTTGTGCAGGATTTGTAATGCCATATTTTATTTCCGATTCAAACCCTGACTGTGCTGGTTGGGCTGTGGAAAAGGAAGATGGCGAAGTAATCGGCTGTCACCAAACGAAGCAGGATGCGATTGACCAGATGGTCGCTGTGTCTATTGCTGAGGAGATGGAACCAGGTGGTGAACGGGCGTTGCCAGAGAACTATCGTCCAGCGTTAGCTGAGGATGTGCCTGAAGGCCGTGCGTGTGGGAACTGTGTGTTCTATGACGAGTCACGTCAGAACGCTGAGGGGACTAAAGCGTGGTGCGATAAGTGGGATGACTTCGTTGATGGTGGCTACTACTGCAACGCTTGGCAACCTCACGCTGAGATGGGGCATGAGGAAGAGGAAGAGGTCTACGAGGACGAGGACGAACAGGAGATGGATGTCTCTGTTCGTGTTGTGGATTTGAGTTTGCCTGAGTACATCAAATCGGCTGCTCGTAAAGGTTTGACCTATTACGGTCAGAAGCTCGCTGGTGGTGGCATCGTTGCCTCAACTGTTCGTGAGGCACGTGACATGGCTAGAGGTGAGATTACAGAGGATAAGGTGATTCGTGCGAACGCTTGGGCTGCACGTCACATGGTTGATTTAGATGCTGCGAAGAACTCGAACGCTGATGACAAAGAGTTCCCTGGTGCCGGTGCTGTGGCCTTCTATCTGTGGGGCATTAACCCGTTGAATCCTGAACCTGCGATGGATTGGTTTGCTCGTAAAGCTGAACAAATCAAAGATGAGCGAGCTGATGCTCCGGCACCTGAGAAGGATCAGATCACGGGGTCAGATAAGAACGCTCCTGGTTCGGCTGATTCTCCTGCTGGTGCTGGGACGATTGAGTTGTCTGAGGCCATCGAGAATGGTTTGCAAAACAAGGTTGATGAACACAACGAAAATGTTGGTGACAATGCTGGCAAGCGTGCGACGATTGGGATGTTGCGGGCTGTGTTCCGTCGTGGTGCTGGAGCGTATTCAACTTCACATCGTCCAGGTATGACTCGTGACCAATGGGCTTACGCAAGAGTCAATGCGTTCCTGTATTTGTTGCGTAACGGCAGACCTGAGAACGATGCTTATGTTGGTGACAACGATCTGTTGCCAAAGGATCATCCGAGGTCTTCTAGATCGCTTGGTGGTTTTGTTGCTAATGTTTACGGTATGGCTGAACAGGTTGAGACACGTCGCATCACATTCAATGACTTTGAACTTCGTGCAGCCCCAGAGGGTAACGGCATGACCTTTAGTGGTTATGCAGCAGTATTTAACTCTGACTCTGAGCCACTACCGTTCATTGAGCGCATTATGCCTGGAGCGTTCGCTAAGTCGTTGAAGTCACGGAACAATATCCGTATGTACATGAACCATGACTCATCAATGCTGTTGGCTACGACTAGGGCTAAGACGATGCGTTTGGTTGAGGATTCTAAAGGTTTGTTTGTTGAGGCTGATTTGCCTGACACAACCGTTGGTCGTGACCTGTCGGTGTTGATGCAACGCAAAGATGTTGACTCGATGTCGTTCGGTTTCACGGTTCCTCAAGGTGGTGACCGTTGGAGTGATGACGGCATGACCCGTGAGTTGCGTCAAATCAAACTGTATGAGGTTTCGGTGGTGACAGGGTTCCCAGCGTATGCAGCAACCTCAGCACAGGTTCGCTCATTTGATGCGCTTGCTACTCGTACCGGTATCGATGCCGATCAGCTCGCTGTTGCAATAACCACGTTGGAAGCAGGTCAGACACTTGACCCAAGCCATGCTGCGTTGTTGCGTGAAACTGTTGCGAAACTAGAGCCACAACCTGAGTCCGCTCCTGCGAGCGTGGGTGTGTTGGCGAAGCATCTTGAATTACTGAAGAACTTCTAGTACTCTTTTCTTACTGCGTCGAATGAGCGGAGCCGCCTTCGATGTTGCTGTGTACGGAGCCGTACCAGGTTTAAGTTAAATCCCTGCGTATCCAAACACTCAACATCATCCCTACGGGGAGAAGGAAAACATCATGAAAGAATATATTGACCGTCAGGTTGAGATTCGCAATCGTGCATGGAATGAAGCCAAGGCAATCTTGGATCAGGCCACCGCAGAGAAGCGTGACCTCTCAGCAGAAGAAACCCAAACCTACGAGCGCATCTCGAAGGAACTGGACGAGCGTGGACAGACCATCGCAAAACTTCGTGAAGACGAAGCTCGCGAACTCCGCATGGATTCAGCAACCCGTGAAATCGCAGACCAGGTTCGTCCTGTTGCCGGTGCACCAGTAAACGATGACATCACAAGTCTTCGTTCATTGTTCACAGGTGAGAAGCGCAGCCATTCATTTGAGAAGCGTGACATCTTGAAGTCAAGCACAGGTTCACCAGTTCCAACATCGTTCTACGATCAAGTAATCATGCGCGCTCGTTTGACCGCACCAGTACTTGAGACTTCAACTGTGTTGAACACCACAGGTGGCGAAAACCTTCAAATCCCATCGTTGTCGACCTACTCGGTTGGAACGGTAACTGGCGAAGGTTCAGCAATCGGAGAATCCGATCCTGTATTCAACTCGTTCATCACCTTGTCAGCATTCAAGTTCAGCTTCATCACGCAGGTTTCAACCGAACTGCTTGAAGACTCTGGCGTTGACATGTTGTCATTCTTGGGTGACCAGGTTGGTAACGCACTCGGATTCGCAGTTGGTTCAGCATTGACTGTTGGTTCTGGTACGGACACCGCAAACGGAATCGTCACCGCATCAAGCGTTGGTGGTACCGCAGGCACCGCAACTGCATTCACCGCAGACAACCTCATCGACCTTGTTTACAGCCTTGATGGTGCAGCTCGTCTGCTCCCAGGTTGTGGCTTCATGATGAACGGCAAGTCAATCGGTCAAGTTCGCAAGTTGAAGGACACCGCAGGAAACTATGTGTTCCAGCCAAGTCTCTCAGCAGACGCACGTGACATGTTGCTCGGCAAGCCAATCTACGAAAACCCTTCAATGGTCGACGTAGCAACTGGCACCAAGTCGGTCATCTTCGGTCACCTACCTTCGTACTTCGTGCGCACGGTGGGCGGTCTTCGTTTGGATCGTTCCGATGACTTCGCATTCAATGCTGGTCTCGTCACGTTCCGTGCGACATTCCGTGTCGACGGCGATTTGCCACAGACATCACACATCAAGCACCTCCTCCAACCATAAGTTGAGGTAGTGCAACCGATAGCAATATCGGTGTAAGTTTGAGGGTAGGTCGAACACGCAGGGCGACCTACCCTCATTTCTTTTTATACCCTGCGACCTGCGAAGGAGAGAATGGTGGGAAATGCTCGTAATAATCAAAAACACTCCGGTCGAGTTACCAGACCTGGAAGCAGAGATATTGCTCCGGTGGGGAGCAGCGCACTTGCCAGAGCTGGCAGATTTGCCAATGCCGACGCGTTACGAATCCTCTGGTACTCGAACGCCCCCTTCGCGCCAACAGGGTACGGCACCCAAACAGCGCAAACCGTCGCAAGGCTCATCAAAGACCAACACGAAGTAGCGATTCATGCGATGTATGGCATTGAAGGTATTTCTTCAATGTGGAATGGGATAAAACTTTATCCGCGTGGAATGTCTGCGTATTCCGATGATGTGATGGTTGCGCATTGGATGGATTGGGCGAACGGTAATCGTGAGATGCCAACGCTGATGATGACGTTGTTTGATGTGTGGGTTTTCCAGTCACCTTCGTTGGATCAGGTGCCACATATTGCGTCGTGGATTCCTGTGGATCATGCGCCTTGCCCACCGAATGTTTTGGCTTGGTGTCGTCGTGACAATGTGAAACCGATTGCGATGTCAAAGTTTGGTTTGGAGATGTTGCAGAACGCTGGTGTTGATGCGATGTATGTTCCTCATGCGATTGAAAAAGTGTTTGCTCCTACGCCAAAGATTGTTTCGTCTAAGGGTGAGTTCACGGGTCGTGAGTTGATGGAGATTCCTGACGACAAGTTTGTTGTGATGATGAATGCTGCGAACAAAGGTCAGAACCCTTCACGCAAATCGTTTGCTGAAAACATTTTGGCGTTCGCCATTTTCGCGCAAGATAAACCTGACGCAATGTTGTATTTGCATACGGAGCGTGATGGTGCGATGGGTGGCATTAACCTTCCGCATTTGTTGGAGGCTTGTGGTGTGAAGCCTGAGCAGTACAAGATTGTTGACCCTTACGCTTATCGGACTGGTTTCCCTCAGCAGGCTTTGGCTGCGTTGTATTCGGCAGCTGATGTGTTGTTGGCCTGCTCGATGGGTGAGGGTTTTGGTGTGCCGGTGATTGAGGCTCAGGCTTGCGGTACACGGGTCATCGTTTCTGATTACACGGCTCAGCCTGAGTTGGTTGGGTCTGGGTGGGCTGTGGAGTTTCAGCCGTTCTGGGATGCGCATCAGCGTTCATGGTTCTGCACCCCTGTTGTGGGTTCCATCGTGGATGCCCTCCAGAACGCTTACAACGCCCCCAGAGGCGTTGATAAGCAGGCTGTGGCCTTTGCCAGCCAATATGACGCAGACCTCGTTTATGAGGCTTACTGGAAGCCTGTGATGAAGGAGCTTGCGACATGGTGCCAGTCGTAATTGTTCCGGTTCTCAATCGTTACGACCTACTAGACAGGTGCCTCCAGTCAATCGACTATGACGTGGAGACACTCATCATCGTTGACAACGGTGGGCAGTCCACGTTGCACGACTGGCCTTGGGTGATAGATCGTCGCCATGTCAAGAACTATCACGTGTGGTCTATGCCCACGAACCTTGGTGTCGCGCCATCATGGAACATCGGTATCAAAGCAACCCCTCACGCTGACGGTTGGATACTGCTCAACTCTGATGCGTACTTTGAGCCTGGACAGTTAGAGGTTTTCTACAACGACTGCAAACCTGACTCAATCACTTTGACTGAAACAAACCCTGGTTGGTGTTGTGCGTGGATTGGGTCTGAGGTGGTGGCAAAGGTTGGGTTGTTTAGTGAGTGTTATGTTCCAGCATATTTTGAGGACACAGATTTTCAGGAACGTGCGACCCGTTTGAATGTTCCTGTTTTTGCTTCTGATGCTGGGGTGGTTCACGACAACTCGTCAACGATTAACTCGGCACCAGAGTTAGCGGAAAAGAACCAGCGCAGTTTTGCTGCGAATGGTGCTTTGCATTCGATGCGTTGGCAGTCAGGTTTGCCTGATGCTGGTCATTGGGATTTAACACGACGAAAGGATTTGGGATGGGATTAGAGGATTACAACCTTCTGCATGAGGGCGAAACAATTTATGTGATTGGGTCAGGTGCGACCTTGGATTATTTGTCGCCTGATTTTTTTGACGACAAACTGAGTGTTGCAGTTAATTTCTCTGGGTCAGTTTTTGGGATGAAGAACTATTACTGTTTCAGTCATTATCACGGCGACTCGGTTCAGGAGGCTCAACGTGATGAGTGCATCGCAGTCTTCACCCCGTTGAAAGAACATGGGACTGATGCAGAGTTTCAAGGGTTCATGCCAAAGGTTGTCACGTTCGGTACGCGCACCGGAAGACCAGGTACGTCGTTCAACCCACATGACAAGGATTGGCCTGTTGAGTGTGACCAGCTGACTATCGGGTCTTCGAGCATTCATGGGGCGATGCACCTTGCTGCTTATATGGGGGCGAAGTTTATTGTGTTGGTTGGGGCTGATTGTGGTCAGTTGAACGGTAAGGACAGGGTTGATGGTTATGTTGCTGGGGATACGCATTGGGCTTTGTATGAGCAACATCTTCGAGCGATGAAGCAACGGTTGTGGGATGTGTATTCGTGTCAGGTGTATTCGTTGAACCCGTTTGTGAACTATTCGCTTGAGGGTGTGCGGTATCGTGGTGCTGCGTCAATCAACTAGAATCAGGTCACTATGCCAATCACCAATGGATATGCCACACGCAATCAGGTTAAGGCTGCTTTACGCATCGGAACTGCTGACACCATTGATGACGACCTGATTGATAACTGTGTCGGTGCTGCTTCGCGTTTGATTGATGGTTATTGCAACCGTCGTTTCTGGCAGAGTGGCACGGCTGAGGCTCGCGTGTTTCAGGCTGAGGATTCGTTCTACTGTTCCATTGACGATATTGCTGGGACAGCGTTGACATTAAAAACTTCTACTCAGGCTGACGGAACTTTTGATTTGACTTGGAGT